CCAATTATAATTGCCGCACTCCATTAAAGCTTTGGCTTGTAATACACCTCTTTCATCTTCAATTTCATCTCTACCATAATCTCTAGTGCATTTACATTCAATAACTCCCCACCCATCCAAAGTTATCTCTTCTTGTTCAGGCAACAATAACCAATTATGTGATTTATTAGTAAAGCTTAAATTTTCAGCATAACCAAGGCCATCTAACGAGCCCCAAATAGGTAAATCATCGTGTTTTATAGGTTCTTCTATATCTACCTCAACAGATTTTAATCCAAGCATTCTACCTGCTTCTCTTATAAGCTCAGGCTCAAGTACATCACCCATTCTTTGGGTAATTGTTTGCTCCCATTGTTCTGGCTGTTCACCATTGTGTGCTTTTATTGCTTGATCTAATAGTTCATTTTGAGTTTGCCAATGTGAAACACCAGCAATAACACAAAGCGTACTACATGTAGCAATATCGTATGGAGTTTTTTTACCTACCATTCTTCACCATGATCTTGTTCATACATTCTTACTAATTCCTCAAAAGTATGCGGAGATTCAGTTTTCTTAACTGATCCATCGTTATAATGTACTTCTCTTGAATCATCATTGTAAGTACATTCGTAATAACCATCACCATAACGTGTTTCAGCATAATGTTGTTTTATAACTTTTGACCATTTTTCGATCTTACGTTTAAGACTTTGTAATGCTACAATTTCAGTATATTCAGTCATAACTAACTTGATAACTTATTAGGTGCAGTTTCACCAATTGGATATTCTCTAATATGAGAAGTCATATTGCGTTTATAATCTCTCTCAACTCTAGCTACAGCTTCAGCACGTGTACGATAGCGAGCTGTTTTCATAAGTTCGCCATGTCTTCCCATTTGTGGTACATAAGTGTAAATGTAATACATATTTTTTTCCTCCTCAAAATAAAAATATAATTAATACTGTTCTATTAGACCATGTTTTTATATAGAAGTAAACAGTTTTAGATATATAAATGTTTGTATATAAAAGGTAAAATAGATGTGAGGCTGATACCCACTTATATTCTTCTCCCTGGAATTAAGTAACCCTCCTTACTTATCAGCCTCATCTAATAAAGGAATTCTTCTAGGATAACTACTTAAAGCTTTAAGGGCTTCATCTAAACTTTGAAGTTCAATACCTTCTGTAAGGTGCTTGTCATAGAAGACGTAATAGTTCTGATTGGACGAATTGGCTCTGAAAATGATTCTTTTGCTAGGTAAAAAAACAAAAGCAATAATATCATAATGATATTCTTTATGTGAGTCAGCCTTGCTCCTGTGACTCTCACAGGCAAATGTATACTTACTTTGTTCTTCACTTCTATTCCTAGCCTTGACTTGTACTTTGTACAATGAGTTATTGCCAAATTCAACAATGAGATCAGCAGGGTGACCTTCGCAGGTTTTATAACAGAATAAGGCGTGTTCTAAAAGAAATGATTGTACAATGGATTCGCCTAGTTGGCCTAATCTTTTTGCTGTGTTTTCTTGTTCGTGTGATTTTTTTGGCATTTGGTTAGTTGGTCCGCATTAAATAATGCTCTCCTTCCTACCTGTTTAGCATATTTAGAATCAAGTAATTCTTCAGCTGCGCATTCCCATTCACCTAGCTCCATGTAAGCTCTAGTTTTGCGAAAACTCATAAATGTATTTATTCCCATATTAAATACCAAATCAATACACACGTATTGCGCATCTAATGGAAAAGATCTCCATATTTCCCACTTTTTATCAAGAGTATTAATAACTCGTTGTATATCATTTCGAAGAAGGAATAGCGCTTCTTCTTCTGTGATACCCACCCCATTAGTATCAATGTTACGTCCTACTCCTAAAGTAGTAAAGCCGGCTGGACATAAGTAAGAGTGAAGCACCATTCCCTCAAACTCTATAAGTCTTTTTTGAATTAAATCTCTATCAAAATGTTTATCTTCTTTGTGCATTATTTTTGGTCTTTTTTATTACTAGAACCAAAATAAAAAGATATAACTGCTGTAGCTATACCTGTTAATGATCCGATGATCAGCATTACTATATCGTCAGATGCATCATCAATAGGTACGGCTGTTATAAAAAAAATATATGCCATAAAACCAAACATTGAGACTAATCCTAATACTTTAGGTGTCCAATCATTGCTAAATTTTTGTCTTGCATCTTTAACATCTTCTGTTTCTAATCTAAAAACATCTACATCAAGTTCTCTCATGCGTACTTCAAAATCAGTTTCTGCTTTTTTTAGCTCAATCATTTGTTCTGCTGTAATATTATTCATAGCTTGTTCTATAGAATTTTGATTATTAGGAACACCTAAAACTTGACTTAATATTTGTCCTGCTTGACCACCTAAAGGTCCTCCAATAGCTGCACCAAGGGTAGGTGCTAATGAACCGAGTATAGATTTTAATTTTTTCATGTAAGTGTTATAAGAGTAAAAATAAATCCTAGAAAAGTAAGAGCTATCGTTGCAATACCTCCTAACATAATATTTCTTATAAAATTAATATCATTGTCAAGCTTTTCTAATTGTTTAAAATTAGTACGCCAGCGCTCACTGCACTCAGTTTCATGTCGCAAAAGCTCATGATGTACAGATGAAACTGTTGGCTTGGTAGACATTATTTTTTATAAAATGATTTTATTTCTTCTTTGTGAAAATATGCAAAAGCAATAATGATTATACTATTAATGATAGTAAGTAATTCAAACATTATTCAGATTCCTCTTGTTGTGTATCTTCTGGTGTTTCCACTTCTAAGCTACGTTTAAAGTCATTAACCAAATGATCCTTTTCTCTCATCAACCTAGCGTGCCTTTGCTCTAATTGTCTGAGCTCTGGAACTATTTGATTTAAGTCAATAGCTAAAGGTAATTGCTTCTCATTCAAGTCAGATGCCCTGTAAGGTACATCGTCAAATGTAATGATGATTGGTTCTTCGTTGGTCATTTCTTTTTTCTCTTCAGTCATAGTTTGCTCCCTATAAAAGTTTATTAATAAAGTTATATTCTATCAAGAATTATTAGAAATGTAATCTTTACCTGTAGCAATTGCATCTGTATAGCTAGACTTATCTGATGAGTCTCCTACTACGTCAGGCTCTGTATAAGCCAAGATAATTTCAAGATGGTCTACATTTCTTTGTACCATGTCGTTGATTTCTTCTTGGGTCATACCTTCAACATTCCAAGTTCCAGCGTTTACTTCGTTAATCAAAGTTACGCTATCGGTTGCTGCTGTTAATACTTGTTCTACTGTTTGCATTTTTTTAGTCTCCTAATCTTGATTTTAATTCTTCAACTTCTGCTGAAAGTTCTTGTATAGCTTTTACCATCATGGGTATTAAAGCACCATCTGCTACATTTTGAATACCATCTGGAGACTCTCTCCAAATAGAATGTCCTTCTTTTATCTCAGGGTGTGCATCTATTGCTGCTTTTACTTCCTGTGCTATAAACCCATGATTGGTTTGTTTAACTTGACCTTGTACTGGCTCATCTGAATCAGCATCATAATAGTTTACAAACTCATCAGATATATCTTTTTTAGATTTCCAATTATAAGTGATAGGTCTTAAATCATTAATAAAAGAAAGTCCTGCTGTTGAGTCTACAATGTTTTCCTTTAGTCTTTCATCAGAATGAGCAGACCAAGCAGTTGTACTTCCATTAAATGCAATATGAACACCAGTTCCGCTAACACCTAATGACCCTGTTGATCCTCCCTGCCCTAAAGCAAAACGACCTATAACTAGTTCATCAGAAACAGTTCCAGATGAAAGTCTTGCATAAGAACCTATAACAGTATTGTCTCTGCCTGTTGTTAAATTATTTGTATAGTTTGCTGCTCTTTGACCAATAAGAACATTATCATAACCAGTGCTAACATTTCCTCCAGCTTCGTAACCTAATGCTGTATTTTGTTGCCCAGTGCATAATCTAAGAGCATTATAACCAATCCCAGTATTAGCATTAACAGTACTGGCAGTTCTCAAAGCACTCGTACCAACTGCAACATTATAAAGTCCTATGGTGTTACCTAATAAAGCCTGATAACCCATAGCTGCATTATTAACTCCACTTGTGTTTAAAGCTAAAGCACCCTGCCCCACAGCACAATTAAAGTAACCTGTGGTGTTTGATTCCATTGCACTTCCACCAATGGCTGTGTTATTAACACCTGTGGTGGTTAATCTCATAGCACCAGAACCTACTGCAACATTGTTATAACCTCCATTGCTTGTATAGAGAGCTTGGTAGCCAACTGCTGTATTGTTAACATTTGTGGTGTTGGCAACTAAAGCAAAAGCACCAACCGCTGTATTTTGATAGCCTGAGGTGTTTCCAAGAAGTGCATCTTTTCCTGCTGCTGTATTATTAGAGCCTGTTGTGGTTCCACCTAACGCTCTAAAACCAAGAGCAGAATTATTGTCTGCTCCATTTTGAGTAGCCATCGCATCTTTACCAACTGCGGTATTGTTAGAGCCCGTCTGTTCTAAAAATAAAACACTTTCCCCAACTCCAGTATTAGCTGTTCCTGTGGTGTTTGCGGTTAAGGCTGAGTAACCAATTGCTGTATTGTTAGATGCTGTATTTGCATCTAAAGCGTAAGCTCCAATTGCTACGTTGTTTGTGGCTGTGGTGTTTACTAAAAGTGATTGATAACCAACTGCGGTATTATTTGATGCTGTGCAATCTCTTAATGATTCATACCCTATTGCAACATTTGATTGTATTGAATTTGTTGTTGAAGCATCTGACCTAAGTGCATATGTACCTACTGCTGTATTGTATCTTATAATACCAGTAGTGTTTGATGAAACTGTAAGAGCTTGTCTACCGATTGCTACATTATTATTAATATTTCCAACAGTATTTGAATTACCTCTTAATGCATATAATCCAACTGCAACATTATCTGTAAGGTCTGCAGTAGTTGAAGAATCAAATGCCATTGCTCCTAATCCAACAGCAACGCAGTTACTTGCAGATGCAGTAGTTGCACTTGATAGATATAAAGATTGATACCCAATAGCAACAGTATTTCCAGTTTCTGTATCTGAGCCATATCGTGCTTGATAACCAACTGCGGTGTTATTTGAAGTTGTGGTATTGTTTGCCAGTGCTGTATAACCAATTGCTGTATTATTATCACCAGAAGTCAACGCTGCAAAAACATCTACACCAACTCCAGTATTATAATTAGCAGCATCAATAGTGCCTGTGGTTGTGTCTCCAATCATTATGGAGTCAGTGCCAAAAGTTTTAAATGTAGGTGTACTTACTGTACTAAAA